GTCATAACCGCGACCAACAGCAAGCAGAGCGGGGTGATGATCTGTCGGCGCATCGCTTCGGCGACCATCGCGCCTTGGCGGTGAACGCCGAGCTTGTACATGGCGCAGGCCAGTCGCTTAACTACGGTGCCCGGCGCAATGTCAAAAGCTCTGGCGATTTCTTTTGCCGTCAAGCCCTGGGCAACTGAAAGCACGAACTGCAGTTCCCGTGGCGCAAGGCCTCGGCCGAGGTGGCCTTTCCATGCTCCGTCTACGATTGTCGATTCCATGATGTGTGCTCGGTTGTTTTCCCGATGCACCCGGTTGCCCAGGTGCAGCAGTGAAAATGTCCGATGTTTCCAGCAAACCTTGCGTGCCGAGTTACCGGTCACGGAAGCAGGCTGTGTTGCGTACTGTTCCCCTGGCCGCAGCCGGGGTTCGTCTTCTGGTTGTTAAAGAGCGTTCGGGTTGCCCCTGGCATCTCTGCCGTGTCGCCGGTGTTGTTCGGTGACGAGACAAACATTACGCTTCGTAATATTCATAGTCAATACTCCCTGTAATAAAATTACCGAGTCGCTTCAATCGCTGATGATGTTTAGATTTTGGTTTGGTGTGGGCGCAAAAAAGCCCGCTCAGTGGCGGGCTTGATTTTTTGGAAGGGATGCGTGGAAGGCTGGGCTTATCTCTGTTTTGGTGATCGCCTGACTGTCGACCACCAAAAAACCCTCCCCAGCATACGGACGTCTTCTTGCCATTGCTTAGCCGTCAAATACTCGTCTGGAAATTCTTCACTGTTTTCGCTGTGAATTCTCACGACTCCACCAGGAAGGCGATAAAGATATTTTACGCGCAGCATGCCCTCATGGTTGAAGGCGTAAATTTCGCCATCGATGATGTTTGTGTCGGACCTATCAAAACCTATTGCGGCGCCGTCGAGAATCAATCTCTCCATACTGCGACCTCGAAGCCTTGCGACTGCAGCGCTTTTTCGGTCAACACCAGCAGCTCTCAGGGTGGCAATACTGAAGCGTAGGGTTCTATCTGCAACCTCGACAACCTCTGTCATTCCACAACCGCCGGCAAACTCAACCTCTGCATAATAAGGCACTTCACAGTCGTCATCTTCTAGTGGGTCAGCCTCATCCCATACGGCCATCTCACCCAGATACTCTGCGTTTGATTCTGTTTCTTTGCCTCTGCGGCTGACTATATCCGTATTAATTGACATAGGAGGAAGGTCGAGGAACTGCAGAACCTTTGCAATGACTTCAAGGGACGGCTCCCGGCGTCCGCTTAGCCAATGCGCGACAGCACCCTGAGTAACCCCCATATGAACCGAGAGGGCCTCCTGGGTGATTTTGAGTTCTTTCATTCTGGCCTTCGCCAGCTCGTGCCATTTTTTCATGAACACATTATTACGCTCTGTAGAGTCTTGCTCTAGGGACAATGAGTAATACGTCTTGCGATGAAAGATTACTAAACGTAATATCCTTGCGAGAGTACGGAGATTACCCATGTCAAACATCAAGGCTATTCGCGAAAAAGCTGGGGTGACCCAGGCTGCCCTAGCCAAAACAGTAGGGTTGACGCAAGGCGCTATCGCCCATTACGAGAATGAGCGTCGGAAGCCCGGGCTTGACGAGTGTCGAAAAATTGTCGATGCGCTCAACTCCAGTGGTGCAGCGGTCACATTGGATGATGTTTTCCCACCTGCGCGCCCAGCGCAGGCAATCGAATTATCAGCCTCTTAGGGGGCAAGAAGTAGCACCTTGGATTAGCTGTTAATCCATCCAGTTGATAAATCTCAAGCAAAAAAAAGCCCGCCGGCGAGGGCGAGCTTTTTCACAGCGTTACAACAAACTTCGGGAGTCATTATGAGCGCCACAGAATCATCACGCAATACCCCTGGAAATACACCTAAGCCCCGCGCAAAACACCAGTCCGCCGCCATGAGTGCCGCGCTACTGGTTCGTTTCCAGTACTCCCGAGAATCGAAAATCCAGTTCAGCCGAGAGTGCCTAGATCATCTGAAGGCATCGCTTGGGCCCGGGCAGGAGACTTCCGCATGAGCACGATTATCATGAGCGCCTGCTGGCCATTGCAGGGCATGAGCGGACCTCAAAAGGCCGTTCTGATCTCGCTTGCTGACAATGCCAATGACGAGGGCTTTTGCTGGCCTTCGGTTGCGCGTATTTCTGAGCGAACTTGCCTGGCTGAAAGGACTGTTCAAGCCGCAATCAAATGGCTGACTCTGGCTGGCATTTTGTCGGTTCGTGAGCGCATGGGCCGCTCGACAATGTACACCTTAACCCCCGCGTCATATGCACCCCCGCAGGAGCTGCACCCCGCAGCAGATGCACCACCACCCCCGCAGCGCACGACACAAACCCCCGCAGCAGCCGCACCCAGAACCGTAATAGAACCATCAAGTGAACCATCACCTCTTGGCGAAGGTGAGAATCCGCCGAAAGTCACGAAGCCGAAGTGCGCCCCTCAAGCCATCGTCGACTTGTTCAACAAGACCCTTCCGGGACTGCCGCAAGTGGCAATGCTCACCAAAGATCGGAAAACCAAGATTGGTGCCCGTTGGAGCGAAAGCGATGCTCATCAGGATCTGGACTTCTGGGCTGATTTCTTCGCTCTGGTTGGCGAAAGTGAATTCCTGATGGGGAAAGGTGAGGCTCGAAACGGAGCAAAGCCATTCCGCGCCACGTTTGACTGGCTGATCGCTCCGAGCAACTTCGTGAAGGTTGTGGAGGGTAATTACAATGCGTGATCCCTACAGCGTTGAGGCAGAACACGGCGTGCTGGGTGCGATGTTCCTGCGCCCTGAGCTGATCGACATCCTGAGTGCAGACCTGGCTGTCGATGATTTTTACTACCAGGACAACGCAGCCCTGTATCGCGGGATTCTTGCGTTGCACGCCGATGGCAAGCCAGCCGATGCCGTCACTGTAGGCGTGCTCCTCGGTGAGCTTCCCAGTACCAAGAATGCGACCTGGTACGCAGCTGAAATCACCCGCAACACCCCCAGCGCCGCGAATGCTGCGTCATACGCCGCAACGGTGCGTGAGCGCAGTCTTGACCGGGCCATGATCGCGCTCAGCGATCGCATCAACGAGATTGCCCACAGCGACCAGTCAACCGTCGACAAGGTCGCGGCGGTGCAGGCCGAGGCCCAAGCCATCGACAGCCAGTCCGCCACATCCGAAGTGGTGATGGCTGAAGATATTCTGGATGACTACATCGAGGTATTGCAGGCCCGGGCAGATCGCGGGGAGGGCATCGACGGCCTATCGACCGGCATTCCTGATCTAGACGCCAAGCTTCAAGGGCTCAAGCCTGAACAACTGATCATCATCGCAGGGCGCCCGGCAATGGGTAAAACCACCCTGGCCATGAACATCGCCTCCCACGTCTCCATCCGCGAGAGCAAGAGCGCGATGGTGTTCAGTCTGGAGATGAACAAAACCGGTTTGATGGACCGCTTCATGGCCTCAGAAGGCCGCATCCCGCTGCAACTGATCAAGAACGGTACCGCCCCTCAGTCTCACGGACCCGAACTGATGAGCGCTGCCGGCAAGCTCAAGCACTCCAAATTATCCATTTCTGATCGGGCCTCGATGACGATCAATCGGATTCGTTCGGCTGCCCGTCGCCACAAGCGCCGCCACGGTCTGGATTTGATCGTGATCGATTACCTGCAACTGATGGAGTCCGATTCGCGGACCTTCAGCCGGGAGCAGGAAGTCAGCCACATGACCCGCAGCGCCAAGCTGATGGCTCGCGAGCTGGGTATCCCGGTGATCCTGCTCAGCCAGCTTTCGCGCAAATGCGAAGAGCGCCCCAATAAGCGCCCACTGTGCTCTGACCTGCGCGAATCCGGGGCTATCGAGCAAGACGCCGACATCATCCTGTTCGTGTACCGCGACGAGGTTTATCACGAGCAGAGCGACGCCAAAGGCATCGCAGAAATCATCATCGGCAAGGGTCGGGACATTGAGACCGGCACCGTGCGCACAGCTTTTCTGGGCCAGTACAGCCGCTTTGAGCAACTGGCGGCAGGTTGGGTCGCGCCGCCGAAAGCCGAGAAGGTCACCAGCTTGGCCAGCCATTATCGACAAAAGGAAAAATTCTGATGAGCGCACTCGAAAGGCAGGTGTCGGGCGACCACTACAAGTCGCTGAAAATTCAACCGATTGAATTCATTCACGCCAATGGCATTCCATTTGCCGAGGGTAGTGTCATCAAGTACGTGACGCGGTGGCGTGACAAGGGCGGGCTGGCTGATCTGGAGAAGGCCAAGCACTTTCTGGAATTATTGATCGAGCTTGAACGTAAGGTGGTGATTGAATGAGCCAGTCAGCCACAGAAACGCGCTCGCCGAACACCCAAATCAAAACCCTGACTGTGAAGCTGTCCGATGCGGAGATTGGTCGCAATGCCAAGCTTGAGCATGTGCGTGACCTGCGGGATGCAAGCCATCCAGCGCTTCACTTTCGGTACTTGAAGAATCGCGCGCGCGGCTCCTGGTACTTGCTCAACAAACGCCGCTGGCACCGCATAGGTGCCTTCCCGGACTTGAGCGCCAAGCAGGTGCTGGCCGCGCTGCCGGCCGTGCGCCTGCGAGTGTCGGCTGATGCGGGCTCGACCATTTCCCAGTGGACCACTACAGGCGAGCTGCTGAACTGGTATGCCGGTCGCATGGCTCTAGACCGTAACCTGTCGGCCAAACGAAAGACCACCGGGGCCTCGGCCATGAAGTGCCACTTGTTGCCGCGTTTGGGCGAACTACCGCTGATCGAGGTCAACAAGGTCACCCTTGATAACCTGTTCATGTGGCCGCTGCAGGAAACACTCTCCATCGATTACGTGCGCTTGGCCTTCCAGTTGCTGGCCTCGGCATTCCGTCAGGCGCTAACGCTGGGTTGGCTCTCATCGAACCCAATGGCAGGTATCAAGTTCAGCGACTTCTCCAAGGCCA